CAGGTCGCCACAGAATATGCCAGTTTCACAACCGTTTGTTTTTGCTTGATTGATATACCAATCAACAAAGTCTTCGCAGTCTTGATTGTGGATTCGAGAGTTGGACTTCAGTCCCAGGTGTAGGTCAGTGAATACCGCAGCTTTGTCAAACATATTATATAAGTTTATGATCTTTAAGAAAAAAGTCAACCCCAATATTAGGCATTGGGGTCTTCGCCGTTGTGGATTCGTTCGCGTCTAAGAGCAGCTTCCCACTCTCCTTGATGAGTTCTAGTATAGGAAGGATTAAGATCGTTCTGTTCGAGAATATCGTCTCGAATGTTCTGATTTTTCTTTTCAATATTGATAATTCTCACAAAAGAGTTAGTAACTGCTGCTGTGTAATAGGCAAAAGGATTGTTTGATTTAGATTCGTCAAACTGTAAACCAATCTGCGAAAGCTGAAGAATAGCCTGCCCCTTCATCTCGTCATTGTATGTATAACCTCTAACGTTGCCTTTTGTGGCATAACGATCTACCAGTTTCAACCACATCCGAGCCAGTGTGTCTGTGGCTTGACCTTTTGACTTGGAAAATTCACCAGTGTCTACATCGCCTGACCAGTGTGATTTTCCTACACAAACAAGGTCGTCATTTTCGTCAAACTTCCAATGTTGAAAGGGAGGAAAGTTTAGCTTTACTTTTGTGTCTGCAATAGTCTTTGGATTTTTCTTTCTGCCCGGTTCTTCAGGAATATGATCAAATGACATAACTCGAAATATCAGTTCATGTTTTGTGATTTTTTTGTAATCTATTTCACAGTCTGCCTGCTTTACTTTTTCGCCTGCTGCTTTACGAGCTTCAAAATCTGCCTGAGAAAGTCGTTTTGCCTTGTTTCTTTTTGCTTCTGCTATTGTGCGAATATTGATTCTTTCAAGCGATGGCAGAATGATGTCATACTGATGATATTCTGGCTGCGAAAATGAACAAAATGTAGTCTTTGATTTGTGTATTTCTTTTAATAAATCCTTGTTGTTAAGGTAATTGACTTTTCTCAACGAAATCTCCTAAGTTATTGATTATATTATAAAGTATGTAGTTTATTTTGTCAACTAAATACTGAGAGGAATATATTATGGCAATACCAGATCCAAAAAGCTTTGTTACAGGCGCAGTTGACCGTGTTAAATCAGGAGTACTAGACAGTGTTAGCGAGACCGGTCTAGGCAGCGCGCTTAGATCAACTAACCTTGTGCCAGGCGCCGAAGCAATTCCAGGTAATTTTACTTCTGCTTCTTGGGACGATGATTCAGAAACAAAAGACTGGAGAGTCAGTCTAAGCCTGCCTCAAGGTGACACGTATGCCAGGCCCGATGCGTCTTCGCCAGATCCGCTTGCTCCGTTGCGAGAAACCAATAACAGAATGGTTTTTCCATACACTCCGCAGGTGTTTATTACGTACCAAGCAAACTACGATAATTTACATCCTACTCACAGTAATTATCCATTCCCAATATATAAGAATTCAGCAATTGATCAATTTGTTATAACCGGAGATTTTACAGTTGAAAATTCACAAGAAGGATTATATTGGGTAGCTGCTACGCATTATTTACGCACAATAACCAAAATGTCATATGGCGAAAATTCTCCTGCTAGAGGCGCTCCGCCGCCTGTAGTTAAACTGAACGGATACGGCGATTTTGTGTTTAATGATGTACCAGTTGTAGTGCTGCAGTGGAACGTTGAATTAGGAGATTCTGTAGATTATATAAAAGTTCCCGTAGGCAACAACGGATCGTGGGCACCTGCACGGTCTACAATCGCAGTTACAGTACAGCCGTCTTACAGCAGAGATTCTGTCAACAAATTCAACTTGAAAACATTTGCTGAAGGCGGTTATCTAAATGACGGACCGAGATTTATCTAATGGCAAAATATAATTCCGGAAGTCCTTGGAAAAATACCAAAATACAAGGAAACGAATATCTTGACATATTGAGAATCAGACCGGTGCCCGCAGAGTCAGATGATATTCCATATGAAATAGAGCCACAGTATACTTACAGACCAGACCTGTTAGCTTTTGATCTGTATGGTAATCATAAATTATGGTGGGTATTTGCGCAAAGAAATATGAATGTTCTCAAAGATCCTGTGTATGATTTTGAAGCTGGAGTAACTATATTCTTGCCGAAAGGGTCAAAATTACAAGAGTTGCTAGGAGTTTGATATGCCAGTAGGTAGAGCGCTAGAAACCGGAGGCAGAACCGGAGAATCAAACACAGATCAAAAAGTTGCGCGAATGAGAGCAAGAGCCGAGAGAAGGCGTGAGCAATTACGTGAACAAGAACAACAAGAACAACAGGAGCAGGAAACTTCAAATATTCCTGAACAGAGTGAAAATATTCGAGTTTCTTCCGGCGCGGAAGAAAATGCAAGGAATAGAGCGGCTGTAGAATCAAGGCCAGACAGTAGAACACCTAACAGAGCAACTGCAGCTACAGATACACCCAATTCTCCTATATCTCAGTCGTCGCAACAGTTTTCATTTAATTCTTCAGACAATCAAAATAGCAGCGGTGCAGCCGGCGGTAACCCAAGTGCTCAGGTATTTCCTAATCCATTATCAAAGTTTGCAAGCTATAGTTGTGTGTTTACACTAGGAGTTTTGAAAAAAAGCGAACTAGCAGATCCTGATAACACTTACAGAATTAATGGGCCTGATATTGTAATATTACGGTCTGGCGGAAGCGGCGACAAACAGGTAAGCACTGCTTATGAACAAGAATTAGGCATTACAACTGAATATTTTATTGAGGATGTGGAAATTGAAGCAATAATGTCGTCTAATCAAGATACTAAGCAAACAAACGCAACTACTATGCGATTTCAAATTCATGAACCTTACTCAATGGGAATGTTGCTTGAAACACTTGCAGTATCTGCACTTGCTACCGAAGACGGTCGTTCGAATTACCTAGACGCTCCCTATGTATTAATACTAGAATTTAAGGGATACAACGACGCTGGGCAGGTTATTACAGTGCCTTATACTAAGAGATTTTTTCCGATTAAAATTACCAATCTTTCTTTCAATGTTACAGCCGGTGGCAGTGTATATGATATCGAAGCAATTGCTTGGAACGAACAGGCACTTGCCGACGAAGTTCAAGTGGTAAATCAAGACGTTGATCTCAAAGGATCAACTGTTGCTGAAATGCTGCAGATAGGCGAAGAAGGCAGTGAAAGCCTTACGTATATTCTAAACAACACACAAGAGGACCAAGAAGAAGCAGACAACAAGGCAACCGGAGATTCATATGTAATTATGTTTCCAGATCAAAGACCGTCAAACAGCGAGTCATTTAGAGGATCGGGCGAAGACACTAATGGTGCAACTGATCAGTCTAATCAAACTGATACTATTAGAGCTGTGTCCGAAGGCGGTGTAAATCTTGATGATATCAAGTCGCGAGCAGAAGACACAAACAACATAAATGAAATCGGAAAAGCCAGAGTAGATGCATCTGAATTCAGTTCAGGCAACAGTGCCTTTGGCAGACCTGAAGAAGAAATAAATGAAGATGGCATAGTAGACAGGGGAAACTTCAAATACGATACAAATGATAGGTTTATTACAATTAGAAAAGGCAATCGAATTCAAGAAATAATAGAAGAAATAATCATACTGTCTGAATACGGAAAACAGCTGGTTACTGCAACTCCAGATGACAAAGGAATGAAAAAATGGTTCAGAATTGAAACTGAAGTATATGATATTTCCGGAGAAGAAAACGAACAGCAGACAGGATCTAGTGCAAAAATATATGTTTATAGAGTTGTGCCCTACCTTGTTCATTCATCCGCTTTCACACCGCCTTCCAAGAAAAGCGAAGGTGTAGAAATCCTTAAAGAAGATGTGCCTAAAGAATACAACTACATCTACAGTGGCGAAAATGATGATATAATAAATTTTGAAATTAATTTTAACAGTGCGTTCTTTCAGGCTCTCCAACTAGATTTGGCACAATTCTCGCAGGAAAAACAAACCAACGGCGCACTATCTCTATATCCTGAAGATTCATTAACTCCAGGTGCACCACAAGCTTCAGAGAGAGGAGACACTTCTAACGAGGCTCGTGCTAGAATACAGCAAACAGGAGGGGCTAATACTAGTTCTGCTATTTCAAGCGGCAGTGTCAAAGAAACACCCGAAATTTCTATTGCAAGATCTTTTAATGATGCAATAGTCAACGGTGTCGATTTGATAAGCACAGAAATTGAAATCTGGGGAGACCCGTACTACCTAAGCGATAGTGGTATTGGCAATTACAGAGCAGAACGCGAAGGAAATCAAACTACAAGCGATAAATCAATCGATTATCAATATGGCGAACCGTTTTGTATTTTAAATCTAAAAACGCCTGTAGATATAAACAAAGACTCAGGAAGAATGGATTTCCCTGCCATAGACGGCGAGCCGGTCAAGAAATTTTCAGGCATCTATAAAATTCTTACACTAACAAATAATATAAGTTCTAATATGTTTACACAGACGCTCAGTCTTATCAGAATCCGCAACCAGCAAGGCGAAGACACAGAAGAAAACAGTCTTGTGAAAGAAGATGGCAAACCAATTTTTGAATTCTTGTTTGATAGTCCTTTATCAGGAGGTCTAGGAGGAGTAGATGACATATTCAATACCGAAACAGGCGGAGGAGGTTTGTCTGTGTTTGACAGCGTCGGCGACACAATATCACAGGTCGGTGATACAATATCAGAAGTAGGTAACACAGTGTCAAATGTAACTGATTCTATAGGAGATGCAGTTACCGACGCCACAGACAGCATAGGCGACGCTTTTACTTTCAACAACAACGATAACAACTAAATTATGAAAGATCATATCAATAGATATACCGGCGAATCAAAAAGAAGTTCAGCTAAACTTGTAAACAGGACGCCTCCACAAAATCCTTGTATTGCGATTGTTAGAAATCATCTGGATGCAGATTACCTTGGCGGGCTGGAAGTACAATTGTTGGACAGATCTAGTTCAGGTAACAAGCCAAACGAAGAAGGTACATTTTACAAAGTGAGATATCTGTCTCCTTTTTACGGACTTACACCCTTGGATGGCATACAACAAAACGCTGGTCATCAATTTAGTCAAAAATCATATGGTATGTGGTTTGTTCCTCCCGATGTAGGAAGCCTTGTTCTTGTAATTTTTGCAGAAGGAGGCGAAGGCTTTTGGATTGGTTGTGTGCCTCAGAAGGGCACTAACTTTATGACGCCCGCAGGAGATGCAGTCACAACATATACCAGTGAACAGCAGGATCAGAAACTGCCAGTAGGTGAATACAATAAGACGTCTGTTGCTGAACAAAACACAGGCAACAAAAATGCCACGCAATTTTTCAAACCTGTGAACACAGACTACTTAGATTCCTTAAACCAACGCGGATTAACCGAAGACGAAACTAGAGGACTTACTACTTCCAGTGCAAGGCGAGAAACACCTTCTACTGTGTTTGGAATTTCAACTCCCGGACCATATGATAGAAGACAGGATGCTCCAAAGGTACAATATGGCTCTACACAGATATACCATAACAGACTAGGAGGAAGTTCGCTAGTAATGGACGACGGGGATGCTACACTGCTTAGAAAAACTTCAGCAGCAGAAGGTCCGTCAGAATACGCAGACAGGAAAAAAGAAGAAACTGACGGTGATGTAACAATACCACACAACGAAATGCTGCGTCTAAAAACTCGCACAGGTCATCAGATTTTGATGCACAATTCAGAGGATCTAATCTATATCGGAAACTCCAAGGGCACTACTTGGATAGAGCTCACAGCAAACGGCAAGATAGATATCTATGCACAAGACTCTGTAAGTGTACATACGGAAAATGATCTAAATTTTCAAGCAGACAGAGATATTAATATTGAAGCAGGCAGAGACATAAACCTAAAAGCAAATAAAAATATTGCAGCAGAAAGCGTGGAAAATTTCCAGTTGATTGTAGGCAAAGACAACAAAATTACCACAACTGGAAAATTTGATCTTTCTGTAGAACAGGGAATAAAAATTACAACTCCAAAAGACACACAGGTATCCAGCAAGAATAATCTGTTTACAGCAGAAACTGATACAGATATTAACAGCGGCGGAAATCAAACTATAACAACTGGCTCAAAATTAAGAATGAACGGGCCTACTGCAAAAACAGCAGAAGAAGCAGAAGCTGCTGAGCCATTGACTACATGGCAGTTGCCGGCAGGAGACAGCACAGTTGAAACAATTATGCGCAGAGTGCCTCAAACCGAACCTTGGTTCCAGCATGAAAATCTTGCACCTTTAAATTTTACCCCAGAAGAAACTGATGTTAAAAAACCAGCAACATCTGGTTCGGGTATAACTCAAGAGCCTCCTGAATCTGGTGAGTATATTCCTACTGCTGATACTTTTAGAAGAGGCTTATAAACCAAGGTAAATACCAATATGAGCACGCTAGAAAAAAATATCTATAAACAGATCACAGTACCTTCCAACAAAAAAGCTCAGGCAGTTCCTGAAAGTCGCGCTTATAGAGGAATTTCAACAGTAAATCCTGATAATCCAAGTTTTGTTTTGTATGACATTGCGCTTATCAAGCAAGATATTATAAACCATTTTCATATTAGACAGGGTGAAAAACTCAATGATCCTACTTTTGGCACTATTATTTGGGATTTGTTGTACGAACAACTTACAGACCAGTTGCGAGATTTGATTATAAAAAATGTATCCACAATAATCAACTACGATCCTCGAGTAAATGTAGAAGAAATAACTGTTGATCGATTCGACAAAGGCATACAGATAGAATGCGTGCTCACTTATCTGCCTTATAGCATCTCGGAGTCGCTTCGTCTAAAATTCGACCAAGATGCCGGACTTGTGTAATTAACTACGCAGTTTTTTTTATAAAATAAATACTCTACATAGAGGAATAGAGAATGTCATCTACAGATAGACAAAATAGACTGTTAGCATCTGAAGACTGGAAAAGAGTTTATCAATCTTTTAGAAACGCAGAATTTCAGTCATACGATTTCGATAATCTACGCAGAACAATGATCAATTATCTTCGTGAGAATTACCCCGAAGATTTTAATGATTACATCGAATCATCGGAATATCTTGCTTTGATTGACATGATTGCATTCCTAGGTCAAAACTTAGCGTTTAGGATCGACCTTAATGCTAGAGAAAACTATCTTGAATTAGCAGAAAGAAGAGAATCAGTTCTTAGGCTTGCAAGGCTGTTAAGTTACAATCCTAAGCGAAATCAAGCAGCAAACGGTTTGCTTAAAGTAGATTCGGTTTCTACAACAGAATCTGTTATAGATTCAAATAATATTAATCTAGCTGGCCAAAACATAAATTGGAATGACCCAGCTAATTCAAATTGGAATGAACAATTTCAGAGAATACTAAATGCTGCTCTTCCTGAAAACGGTAAGATAGGTAATCCAGCAAAACAAGAAAATATTAATGGTGTGCCCACAGAGCAGTATAGATTAAACGGCACAGAAGAAGATGTTCCTGTTTATGCCTATACAAAAACCGTAGATGGCAGAACTGTTACATTTGAAGTGACTTCTACGGATATTACAGATCAAGACATAATAGAAGAACCTCCATTGCCTGATAACAGTCTTGCTTTCTTATTTAGAGATGATGGCCAAGGACCAGCAAGCACTAACACTGGTTATTTCTGTCATTTTAGACAAGGCTCTCTTGACGTAGGTAATTTTTCTGTATCAAACCCTAGCACTAACCAAACCGTGGCAATCGACGCAAAAAATATCAATAATTCGGATGTTTGGTTATATTCACTAGACAGCAACGGCAATGAAACTCAGTTATGGACACAGGTTGATGCTGTAGAAGGCAATAACGTAATTTACAACAGCCTAGCACGTCGAGAAAGAAATATCTACTCGGTACTGACTAGAATTGAAGACAGAATTAATTTGATTTTTGCGGATGGTACTTTTGGTAATCTTCCACAAGGCGCGTTTAGGATTTATTATAGAACTTCTGTAAACCAGAGGTTAGTAATTAATCCAGACTCTATGAGATCAGTTTCTATTACAATACCATATGTATCTAAAAGGAACACAAGAGAACGTCTCACAATTACTCTAGGCCTTAAAAACACAGTGGACAATGGCACAGTATCAGAAACAAACGAAAGCATAAGAACAAACGCTCCGTCTACCTATTACACTCAAAATAGAATGGTAACAGGGGAAGACTATCAAGTAGCGCCTTTAGGAATTAGTCAAGAGATTGTAAAAGTAAAATCAGTTAATAGGACAAGTTCAGGAATATCAAGATATTTTGATTTAATAGATGCCACAGGCAAATATTCTAACACCAATCTATTCGGAACAGACGGCGCATTATATAAAGATTTTATAATGCCTAAAACCAGTTTCACATTTGAAAACTTGACAGACATTGAAGGCGAAGTTGTAAACACTGTTGAGCCTATACTAGCGGATAGCAAACTGAAAAATTACTATCTAGACCAATTCCCTCAATTGTTTGTAGAAGATTTGGGCAGTATATGGCAGCAATCTACAGCAGACACAAATCAATCAACAGGCCTATTTGAAAACGCAAACGGTGTTGCAGTCAAAGTCAGTTCATTCACTGGCTCTAACATGAAATTTGTTAAGCCTAACAGTCTTCTGAAATTTGAGCCTCCAGAAGGCTTTCATTTTATGCCTGACGGTACTCTAATGGCAGGACCCGCATCACACCTTGGTTCTAGGGAATATCTATGGACCAAAGTTGTAAGTATTTCAAACGACGGTACCGAAGTTGCCGATAACGGCATCGGCCCTATTGTGTTTAACGATATTATTCCTACAGGAGCAAAACTAGTCGAAATTAGAACAGCGTTGCCTACGGCACTTACTACCGAAGTAGAAGCTCAGACAATTGATCAGATTTTTTCGTTTAGAACATTTGGTCTTAGATATTCTCAAAGCGACAGCGAATGGAGAATTATTTCACAGAATAACCTAGACACGTCGAGCGATTTCTCTACTGGTAAAACAGGCGATACCACAGGCCAAAATTTAGACGCAAGTTGGCTAGTCTTATTTGAAACAGACGGTGAGCGATATACTGTTACCTATCGAGCACTGAGATATGTGTTTGAAAGTGATAAAGAAATACGTTTTTTCTATGACAGTTCTGATAAATTTTTTAATAATAAAACAGGTAAAACCGAAAAAGACAGAATATCAGTTCTTAGCATCAATACAAAACCCGATGCTACTCTGCCTTTTAACAGAACATTTGACTGGAAAATTGTTGAAGAATATCGAGACACTCAAGGATATGTGGATAGTAAGAAAATTGAAATCTCATTCTTTGATGACGACAATGATGGTATTGTAGATGATCCTGATATCTTCAAACAAATAGTGCAAGAAGAACAAAACCCTATAGACAAATTGGTGTTTCTCGAACTGCGAACTTCTACAAACGGAGTTAATGATTTTATATATGTGACTCCTGAAGAAATAGGAGTGCATATTTTTGAAAGAGAATCAGAGGTTATACCAAGCAAGTTCGAAGATCAAAGTCTTTTTTATTTTAGAGAGCAGGACGTGTTTAAGATACTTAACAGAGACACTGCTAGATTTTCAATATCTTCCAATTACAGAGCAAAAATAGGAAGAGATAATCTAAAATTTCAGTATTTTCATACTGCAGATCAAAATGCTCGAATAGATCCCAGCGCAAGCAATATAATTGACACATATCTGTTGACTAGAGGATACGACACGCAATATAGACAATATCTGCAAAATGCTATAGAACAAGAGCCCTTACCACCGAGCAGTGATTCACTCTTTGTTAGTTATGGTACAGAGTTGAACAAAATAAAATCAGTTAGCGATGAAATTATCTATCATCCTGTTAAGTACAAAGTGTTATTTGGCGCAAAAGCTGACAGAGATCTTCAGGCAAGGTTTAAAATTGTTAAGAATCCAGATCTTGTAATAAATGATAACCAATTGAAGTCTGGAGTGATTAGATCAATAAATCGTTATTTTGCCCTAGAAAATTGGGACTTTGGTGATACTTTTTACTTTTCAGAACTTGCTGCTTATGTCATAAACGAACTGACACCTGATCTAGCAACGTTTGTAATTGTTCCGGTTCAAGAGAATCAGGTATTTGGTTCTCTTTTTGAAGTTAAATCTGAATCAGACGAAATTTTTATAAGCGGAGCAACTGTGGATGATATAGATATTATAGACGAATTGACAGCGTCTAGATTAAAAGCAGACGGGGCTGTTGTAAGACAGACTACATCAACTAATATAGGCATAACCAGTATGAATTATCAAAATAGTAATTCAACGCCGCTTACTAGTTCGCCAAGCAGCATGGCAACTAGTTCCAATATTTCAGTGCCTCCAAGCAGTTCGCCACCGAGCACTTCGCCACCACCGAGCACTTCGCCACCACCGAGTTCACCAAGCAGTCCACCTAGTGGAGGGTATAGCTACTAATGGCTTTTAATAAGGATCAAAGAGAGTTTCCTCTACCAGGAGGATCTGACGATAGGCGCAGAAGTTCTAGACATCTTCCCAGATATTTTAGAACTCAGGCAAACAATAAATTTTTGTCAAGCACGTTTGACCAATTAATACAACCTGGCGTCACAGAAAAACTTAACGGATATATAGGAAGACAGACAGCTCCGGGTTATTCTCCTGATGATTTCTATATCGGCGACGTAAGCAAAGATAGAGAAGATTATCAACTAGAGCCGGCTGCTGTTGTAAAAGACGATCTTGACAATGTACAGTTTTATGGCGATTATAACGATTATATTAATCAAATAAACAACCTTGACGGAGCTGTAAAAGATCATTCAAAACTTAATCAACAAGAGTACTACAGTTGGAACCCACATATTGATTGGGATAAATTTGTAAACTTTAGGGAATACTATTGGTTACCAAACGGTCCTCAGCCTGTGCCAGTATCTGGCGATAACATTCAGATACAATCTACCTATTCGGTTACTTCCGAGGATAACATTGATAATTATGCATTTGTATTTTCTCCTGACGGATTAACTCAGAATCCAGAACTTACACTTTATAGAGGAACTACTTATAGGTTTGAAATAGATTCGCCTGGTATTCCTATAAGTTTTAGAAGCACACGAGTTACTGCTGCAGCGTGGTCTGCAAATACAAGATTCCTAGAAGGTGAAACAGTTGTATATGAAAGTCAAATTTATACTGCTACTGCAACTCATAGATCGGGCGAAATTTTCGAAGAAGATAGAGATTTATGGTTCATAGATACTTCACTAAACCTTGTAAATGAAGTATCGCAACAGGGTGTAGAAAACGGCATAGTTGAATTAACACTATTTCCTGACTCTCCTAATTTTATATACTATGTGAGCGACGCCGACATAAATGCAGGCGGTCTGATAAGAGTGTATAACGAAGAAGAAGCATCCTTTATTGATGTAGAACAAGACATAATAGGAAAAAGAAGTTATACCACAGGAAATGGATTTGATTTGTCTAACGGCATGAAGATCTATTTTCAAGGAACAACTGCTCAAGCCAAATATCAACAAGGTTCATGGTATGTTGAAGGTGTTGGCTCTAGTATTACTTTAATATCTGAAGATGACCTCAATATTTCTTCTGCTTTTGTGGAAGACACTCAGATCGATTTTGATACAGAAGGATTCGATACTGTACCATATTCTAGAGCGATAGGCTTTCCAAGAGATAAAGATTATTTCACAATCAATCGATCAAGCAGAGACGGAAACCTTTGGAGCAAATATAATCGCTGGTTTCATCGTGATGTAATTGATAAAGCAGCTGAAATTACTGGTGTTGAAAGTAGTTTAGATCAAAACGCTAGAGCAGCTAGACCAATTATTGAGTTCGAAGCAGGAGTAAAACTGTTTAATTTTGGAACAGGTGCTAAACAATCGGTAGACTTAGTAGATGATTTTACAAAAGATATATTTTCAACCATTGAAGGCTCAGAGGGCTATAATATTGACGGTGTAGATCTAACAAACGGAATGAGAATTCTGTTTACAGCAGACACTGACGTAAGAGTTTCTGGAAAAATCTATACAGTAGAATTTATTTTATTTAAAGGTCAAAGACAAATTGCACTGAGAGAAGCAGAAGACGCACAACCCTTTAGTAACGAAACAGTGCTTTGTAAACAGGGCGCTACTTTTAGCGGTAAAATTTTGTATTATACCGGAGTAGAATGGGAACTTGGTCAACAGAAAAATAGTGTAAACCAAGAACCTCTTTTTGATGTTTTTGATTGCGAAGGTAACAGTCTAGCTGATCCAGAAGTTTATCAATCATCCAGCTTTGCAGGAACCAAGATTTTTTCATATAGTAGAAGTCAAGGCTTCAATGATCCAGAGCTAGGATTTCCTCTTGCGTATCGCAGTATACAGAACGTTGGAGATATTGTTTTTGATTTTAACCTTTCCTCTGATGCTATTACATTTTGTCCTGACAAATCGATAGTGCTTACTGAAAGCACAGGAATTGGCTATCTTAAACAATTTCAAGACAGAGAGACTTTCCAATATGTAAACGGTTGGAAAAAAGCGGAACAACTCAGTCAACAATACGTTATAAGACAATTTGTAGCCGAAAGTGACCAGTCGAATTATCCTATAGATGTATACGATAACAGTGCAGAATTAGAAGATCTAGTTATAAAGGTTTTTGTAAACAATAAACTGAAACAACCAGTGGTTGACTACTCAGTAATAACCAATGCTCAAAACCAGTCAGAAGTGTTGCTGCCAAACCTAGAAGACGGCGATGTTATACAAATAAAAACAAGATCAAACGCTGTAAAAAATGAAAACGGAAAATATGAAATAGCAATAAATCTCGAAAGAAATCCTCTCAACGATGATGTCCAACGCCTTACGTTAGGCGAAATCAATGATCATGTAGGGACTATAATTGAAGATATAGAGGATTTTGAAGGAAAATATCCAGGGTTGTCTAATCTCAGAGACCAAGGACAAGTATCTCAATTTGGAAGAAGAATAGTAAAACATTCTGCACCTCTTAATCTTGCGCTTTATCATTTACTAGACGAAGATGCAAACCTTGTAAAATCACTGCAGTTTGCAAGACAAGAATATGGCAAGTTCAAAAGAAATTTCCTACGGACATCATTTGATCTAGCATTCGACGGCCCTATAAACAAGCATTTTGACCAAGTAATGCGTCAAATCACAAAGGAAAAGCCTAATACAGATCCTTTCTATTTTTCCGATATGGTAGCGACAGGCGCTAAAAACACAACTGTATTCGAAATTGACTCCGCAGACCAGGAGTTTTTCGGACTTAGTGGCAGCTTTAATTTAGAAAATCTAAGTGAAAGATCTGTACTGGTGTACTTGAACGGTGTTCAATTAATCCACAGCAAAGATTATATCTTTAATGACGAAGGGTTCGTTGTGCTTTTTGCGGCGATAGACAGAGGCGACGAATTAGTTATTGATGAATTTGAAAGCACAAACGGTAGCTTTGTTCCAGCTACGCCTACCAAGCTTGGATTATATCCGAAGTTTATTCCCCAAAAGTTTGTTGATGATACCTATATCGAACCCCGCACAGTAATACAAGGCCACGACGGAAGTTTGACCTTGGCATTTGACGATTTTAGAGACGATCTAATTCTTGAACTAGAAAAAAGAATATACAACAACATTAAAGTTGAATACGATTCTAACCTGTTCGACGTACTAGATTATATTCCTAGCGTTTATAGAAATACTGGCATTACAAGAGATCAAATCGACCAGACTATGATAAGCGACTTTGTTCAATGGACAAGGTTAGTAAACGAAGACTACACAGAAAATACAAGCTACAACAGAAATAATTCTTTTACTTGGAATTATACCGGTTCTTCAAATTTCAATAATCAAAAAGTAAAAGGAAGATGGAGACAGGTATATCAAGCCGCCTATGATACAGATCGTCCACATTCTCACCCATGGGAAATGCTCGGATATTCTATTAAACCTTCATGGTGGAATGAACAATACGGCGAAGCACCATATACCAGCAATAACCTATTAATGTGGGAAGACATAGAAAAAGGTATTGTAAGAGAGCCGGGTAAAAACTTCATACAATTTGAAAAATATAAAAGACCTGGTCTAGTGGCTCATTTGCCTGTAGACGATAGAGGCAACTTGTTGTCACCTCTACAGAGCAATTATATTAAAGATTACAACACATCAGACCTGTCTCAAGACTTTGTTTATGGTGATTGGTCTCCGGTAGAAACTGCTTGGAGAAAAAGTTCAGAATATCCGTTTGCAATACTGGGTTCGCTGTTTGTAAACCAACCTGCTAGAACTATGAGTGTTTGTTTTGATAGAACACGTCAACAGAGAGGATTAGTTGATGATATAATCTATGAAAAACCTAATAGACAGATAAGACTACAGGATATTGTGTTCCCTAATTCAATACAGGACAACGAAAGAATATTTACAGCAGGTTTTGTAAACTACATTAGAGATTATGTAAGTTCGAGTGTTACTCGTATCTATGAGACCTATAAAAATAACCTAAGAAATATAGATAATCAAATAGGAGCAAAACTAGCAGGGTTTACTACGAAAGAAAAATTTAAACTTATATTAGATTCAAGAACACCGTTTAATGAAGGTAATGTTTTTGTGCCAGAGGAAAACTATCAAATATTTCTAAACACAAGCACCCCGATCAAAACGGTGTACTATAGCGGTGTAATTGTAGAAAAGCAAGGCAACGGTTTTGTTATTAGAGGATATAATGAGCAACAGCCATATTTTGAATACACACCTCCTAGAAAACGCAATCAAGATCCAATAGTTAGCGTTGGCGGAATCTCAGCAACATCAACAGACTGGGTATCGAACAGAACACTCACTAGCGGCACAATAGTAAATTTTAGAAATTCATTTTATAGAGTTACTACTTCGCATGTATCTGGCAATACATTCGACGAAGACAAATTTACAAAACTTCCTAGACTCCCTGTCGAAGGAGGAAGAGAAGCAGCAATACGACAAGAATATCTGCCAACTACAGAAATTCTGCCTTATGGCACTGTGTTGAAAGATATTCAAGACGTAGTTGATTTTATTCTAGGTTATGGCAATTGGTTAGAAACTCAGGGATTTGTATTTGACTATTACGAAGGCGATACTGGTCTAGTAGCGGATTGGATTACGGCTACAAAAGAATATCTATTCTGGACAACCCAAAACTGGAGCAAAGGATCAGTAATTTCGCTGTCTCCTGCGGCATTCAAACTTAAAGTTGAATCTCAAAATTCTATTGTAGGAGATATCTACGATACAATTTATGGATACAGTTTGCTTAAAGTCGACGGCAAAAAATTCCAACCTGAATTTGTTAGTTTAACAAGAGAAGAACCTGGTGAATTTGAAATTAAACCAAAAGCTACTGAAGATGGAATTTTTGGTGTTAGAGTGTCATTTGTTCAAAAAGAACATGCTCTTATTATAGATAATAGAACACAGTTTGGTGACATTATATACGACCAGCCTGCAGGTTATAGACAAGAAAGAATAAGAGTTCTTGGATACCGAACAGGTGAATGGGACGGTTCGGTAAATATTCCAGGCTTTATATTTGACGAAGTAAAAATTGAAGACTGGCAACCATGGCGTGACTACGTGATAGGCGACCTAGTGCGTTACAAAGAGTTCTTTTATGCTGCAAGAACTCCTGTGACAGGAACAGCAGTATTTGATTCACAAGATTGGTCGCAATTGTCAGAAAGACCAGAAAGCGGAATAATACCTAACTTTGAATACAAAACAAATCAATTTGCAGATTTTTATGACCTCGATACTGATAATTTCGATTCAGAACAACAAAAGTTTGCACAACATCTTATCGGGTATCAAAATAGAGACTATCTTGCAAATATTATAAATGACGAAGTAAGTCAATACAAGTTCTATCAAGGATTTATACAAGACAAAGGCACTGCTAATGCTTTTACAAAGCTGTTCGATGCACTAGGCAGTGCCAACAGAGACAGCCTAGAATTTTACGAAGAATGGGCAATTAAATCAGGACAATATGGAGCGGCAGACGGATTCAAAGAAGTAGAATACATACTAGATGAATCTCAATTTAGGGCCTCACCGCAGCCTATAAAACTAACTGACAGAGCAAGTACAGGAACTGAACTTGTTTATAGGATTTTGCCTAACGAAACCTATCTAAAACCTGAAGATTACAATCATGCACCGTTTCCAGAAAAATCTGTAACAGATACATTTGTTAAAAATAGTGGGTATGTAAACCCCGATGATGTAGATTTTACGCTAGATGAATATAGAGATATATTAAATCTAGATTTATTTGATTTGAAATTTGGCAGCAAAATATGGGTAGGTAACGAAAATAATACTTGGAATATCTATACGGTTGCAAGAACTGACCTAGAAGTAGAAGCAATTGAGTCTAGCGAAATCGGATACGACTTGTCATTATCAACAACTGATTGGCAACTTGACAACGAAGAAATTATAGGCATCTACAATGTGTCGCCAATAGACGGATTGTATCAGATCGACAGCATTGAAAACAACATCATTAAAGTGCGTTCAGAGTCTCAGGAACAACCAGATGTTGGCGATCTCAAGGGTAAAATTGTTAGATTAGTTTCTAGCAGATTTACTAATGCAACTGAGGTTTGCCAAAATACCAAAATTATAAATCAAGGATTAGATCGACTTTGGATTGATAATACAAGCGATGCCTGGCGAGTTATAGACAGAAACATGGCGTTCTCTGAACACGAAACAATAACTTCAGATTTTAGCGAAAGCGCTAGTTTTGGATCCAGCATAGATTCAAATAGAAACAATACAGTATTAGCAGTAGGTGATCCTGATAATGAAAACGGCAAGGTTTACATTTATACAAGAGCAAATAATTCTGGCACATATAAATTAGCAACTACTCTTGAAATAGATGATGAAATTGCAAGTCCTGGTGCAGGCTTTGGATCTTCAGTTGCAGTATCACAAGATGGAAACTTTGTTGCAGTAGGGTCGCCTAAAGCATCAAATGTAAAAAGTAGATTTTCAGGAACTTTTAGTCCAGGCAGAAACTATGAACTAGGCAGCATTGTTCAACTCAACGATAATTTTTGGAAATCTGAAACAGATATTGCAAAAGCTCAAGAAGCAGTCGAATTAGGTTCTTACGAATCAGTTTTACAGATACTTATAGAACTTGGAGTTGCTGATAGCAATTCGAATATACCGGTTCTTCTTGCAGGTAATTATCCTTTCGAAAATCAGTCTGCCGATCATTTCCTTGTCAGAGCGCCGAGAGATATGTACGACGGATCTAGTGTAGGCGACACAGTTGAACTAAAATGGAATACACTTTCCTATGCATATCAGGACAATCAAGATTTAGAAACAGTAGAGCCGTTCCTAGGAACAATCTCTCAACTAGATTCTGATTTTATTACAAAAAATCACGTAATAGCAGAAAAAATTGACAGCATTCTTTACGTAGAATCAGCAACAAATATTCCAGATGTTGGTCAGATTGTTGAAACACAATCAGCTTCGGGAACTGTAGCATACGTTTACAATGAAGCCAGCGAGATTACAATTTATGTTACAGATCAAAATGGTGAATTTGATCTTCAAGGTTCATTGACAACTGGTATAGGCGAATTTGTTGGTGAATATGAATTAGAAGCCGCACAAGGTCAAATTCCAGACATAGAAGAATACTGGGGCGGATTTTGGAAAATAGATGTACAGGCAGAATACGATGTATTTAACACAATAAGCGATAACGGAAGAGGACTGGTTTATACCAATCTGACACCCCAAGGCGACGCTGAACTAGACATACCATATTTTAATGTGCTCGATTTTGAATCAGATGAATTTTCCAGCTTTGATACAAGATATACAGAAATTGCTAACCTTACCTACGAAGGCCTTCCTGGCCCAGACGGAGAAACTGGTGTCTTTGAATCAAATCTATATGTCCTGAGAGCTCCAAAACCTCTTACTGACCAATTATCCCCAAGTGAAAACATTGAGGTTTTTTACAATGACTTGCCTAACAGTGCAACAGGTAGTTTTATAGACACAGAACAGATTGGCATTACCACAGATGAATTGAATAGAACCCATACAATTTTCGACCTATGGGATGGATATATTGATTATAGAATTACTAAATTCTTCTCTGATGGTTCTCCTATTGAACCTAAAGTTGGAATCACAGTACAGGATATTACAAACGAAGGCACAGCAGAAGTTGCTTTCTATCAAAAATTTGATTCTCTTAATGCTCGTATCTATGTGAAGAATGTAGACGGTGTTTTTGCACTAGGCAGACTGTTTGGTGAAAATAGAGAGATTCAGTTTTTAGGTGATGGATCAAATACAGACTTTGGTGTAAACAGAGTATTCGGACAAATTGAGTCAAGGAGTCTTGGTTATGATCCGGATGGAGTAGGAAAATTAATAGTATTTGAAACTAGAGACGGCGACAATATAGAACTGCAGGATAAAAATAGAATCACAATAAAGGTGTCTGACGATCCAAGAGATAACGAAGATTTACCTGACACAGACATCATAGCTACGCCTGAATACTGGTTTTATCAAGAAGAAATAATTAGTGGCGCACCTAGAGAACCAAATATTCCCGCAGACAATAACAATGACTGGAGACAAGTATACAGAATTCCAGCAGATTCTTCAGGTGCCGAGAGTTCTTTTGAAAATGAAGGCCTATTTACTGTCTTTACAAGAACAGGCAGCGGGCAGTATACAAAAATCGATGACTTTATTGTACCACAAAGAGATAATAATATCAGATTAGGGGAAGACGTTAAGTTTTCTGATATTAACAACTTAACAAAACTTTTCGTTAAGGCTGCAGGAAACAGCGACAGTGAAAATTTTGGCAAAATCTTTGTAATTAAAAACGGAGAAGAAAATGAAAACCTATATAGTTGGGAAATAGGCCGCGATAAAGATTATACAGGTGAATTTGATATTCAACGGCAATATTTTAGAGATAATGTTGTATTCCTCGACGAAGCAAACGACAATGTCTCGCGTGGCTTGTATAGAGCAAAAACCAACCTGATACCTGGGGAATTTGATAACGATGATTGGAATTTCATTGAAGACCCGATTGATTACCTAGGATTTGTACCAAATAGCCAAGGACTTGTTTTAGAAGATTTTTCTACCGTATCAGATATTGGCGACTTAACTGAGTTTTCAAGAGATTTTGATGTTTCTGAAAATGGAGAAATCCTTGTAACAAGCTCATTTTACAACGACACACAGCCAAATAGGCTAGTAATATATAGAAACCAAAACGGTTTGTATGTTAGAGACCAAGAAATTCAAGCTCCTAGCAACACTGATGATTTTGGAAATTCTATAAGCATAACCAATGACGGTTTGTTCCTTGCGGTAGGCGCTCCCCTAGATGACACAAACGGCCTTAATCAAGGCGCAGTATTTGTTTACAAACAAGTCGATGGTGAATTTGTGTTGAGTCAAATTCTTACTAGTTCTAATGATGATAAAAATGAACAATTTGGTTACAGAGTAGATTTTAGTACTAAAACACTAGCAGTTACATCTAGAAACGGTGATAGTTTTTCCGAAGCTATTTTTGATAGCGGCGAAACTATATTTGATAGAAACTTGACAAAATTTAGGGACTATGAGGACGATGCAGGCATAGTTCAAATTTATGAATTATTTGACAACTCGTTGTTGTATGCTCAAACCATTGATTTCGACGACAGCGGAGTAAAATATTTTGGTAGAAATCTTAGCGTAGTAGGAAATCATATCTACATAGGCATGCCGCAACTTGAATACCTAGATAATGCTAAAGGCACTGTAGTTGATTATAGGAAAAAACAAAACAGCTCGTTATGGAAGGAATTAAGAAGAATTAAACCTACAGTAGATGTTAGCAAGATTAAAAAAGTTTCGCTATACGATACTAGAAAGAACGAACTAATACAATATCTTGATTATATAGATCCTCTACAAGGAAAAATTGCAGGAATTGCAGAGCAGGAAATTTCTTATAAACTATACTACGACCCAGCTGTTTACACAGAAGGCACAGAAGTTCAGATAGACAGAACAAATAGCTGGGGGGAACCACAGGTAGGAGAGATTTGGTGGGATTTATCTAATACCAAATTTCTCAATCCGTACCAAAGCGAAATTATCTATAGCGCTAATAACTGGAGCACGCTTTTCTCAGACCAAAATTCGGTTGATGTCTTTGAGTGGGTAGAAGCAGATATACTTCCTAGTGAATGGGATAGACTTTCAGGAACCGAGCAAGGATTTACTAGAGGCATTACTGGCACTACAAGGTACGGAGATAGTGCATATGTGTCTAAGAGAGTATACAATAAAGCATCTCAAACTTTTTCAACTAGATTCTACTATTGGGTAAGAAATAAATCAACAGTGCCTAATATAGAATCTAGAAAAACATCTGCCCAAGACATAGCTGATCTCATAAGAAATCCGCAAGGGGAAGGCTAT